CAGCCAAAGCCGCAAGGGACGCCGAGCGCAAAAAACAAAACGAAGCCGCCGCTAGCACCGTTGAAATAATTTGGAGCGAAGGAGCAGCCGCCAGTCCCGAGCATCCGTATTTTAAGCGTAAAGGCATCCAGCCTCACGGGGCAAAAATCACCGGCGACGGGCGCTTGATGGTGCCGCTCTTTGACGCAGACGGCGCGTTATCTAGCCTGCAATACATCGACGCCGACGGCGGCAAGTTGTATCACCCCGGCGGCAGCGTAGGCGGTAAATTTTGCCTAATCGGTACGCTGGACGTGCCAGGCGTGTTGTACGTGGCCGAAGGCTTCGCCACTGCCGCCACCATCCACGAGGTAAGCAATCGCCCCGTCATCGTGGCTTACAGTGCATCCAATCTGGTTCCCGTCACCGGCACCCTGCGTGACCTGTACGGCCAAGCACAAGACATCGTAATAGTGGCCGACAACGATGCAAGCGGCGTAGGGCAAAAATACGCAGAGCAAGCCTGCGCCAAGTACGGGGCGCGTATGGTGATGCCGTCAGTCCAAGGCGATGCCAATGATTACGCCCAAGCCGGGCATGACCTAGCAGGGCTGCTCAATCCACCAAAAAACCAGTGGCTCATTAATGCGGATGATTTTTGCGCTCAACCCGCGCCGATCTCATGGCTGGTAAAGCGTTGGGTGCAAGCGCAGGCGCTTGTCATGGTGCATGGGCCATCAGGAGGCGGAAAAACTTTTGTGGTGCTGGATTGGTGCTTGCGAATGGCAAACGGTGGCGGTGAGTGGGCAAGTCATAAGACAAAACCGGGCGTGGTCGTGTATTTGGCAGGCGAAGGGCATCATGGTTTGCGTAGCCGGGTAGCGGCTTGGAAACACCATCACCAAGCCGGAAGCTTATCCATGTGGCTCAGTAAAGACGGGTGTGACCTCAACACACCTGACGGCTATTTGCGCGTTTCCGAAAACCTGCGCCAGCTTCCGGCCATGCCGCAATTGATTGTTGTGGACACCTTGCATCGCTTTTTAGCAGGCGATGAGAACAGCGCCCAAGATGCAAAAACCATGCTGGACGCGTGCAATGGTTTGATGCGGGAATTTAATTGCACCGTGATTTTAGTGCATCACACAGGCGTGTCAGATGAGGCCCAACATCGCGCCCGAGGGTCCAGCGCATGGCGTGGTGCTTTGGACATTGAAATAAGCATTGTTCCGGCAAAAGATGGCGCACCAATGGAAATAGTGCAGCGTAAATCCAAAGATGCGGAACTGGCCGAAACAATATATTGCCAACTACAAAGCGTGGATATCCCCGGATGGTTTGACGAGGAAGGCGAGGCAGTCTCAAGCGCCATTGTTGAGGTGGTTGGAGCGCCAGAAAAGAAAGCGGCCAATCCAGTCGAAAAACACAAAAAACTTTTTGAAAACGCGTGGTGGGGGACCGGCGCAGAAATGCGGGAAGGATCGCCATATATATCACGCAGTGCCATGACGGAATACCTTATAAATACCCTTGGGGTTTCGCCAAGTTCGGCGGCGGTATATATAAAACCAAGCCAGAAAGGAAGGGTGATCTCTGAACTGATTTTGGCCGAAATCATCAAGGCACATGAGCATGGATGGATCGTCATTGAGCCAATTATGGCTAGCGCCATGAGCATCAGACGAAATGAGGGAGCATGAACAATGTGCGGGAACAAGGGAACAAATAGGGAACATTTCCGTTTGTTCCCTTTGTTGGGAAAGTAACAAAGTTAGGGAACAGAACGGAACACACCCCTTTAGGGGTGTTCCCTTGTTCCCTTTTGTTCCGGTCGCTGTTCTGCGAACACTGTACAATCACGCACAATGTGCTAGGATGAGGACATGGATCAGATCGGCGGCAAGCACTACCAAAAAGACATCCAGCCTGTTGAGGCGATGGAGGCATGGATGAGCCAAGAAGAGCTGCAAGGCTTTTATTTGGGGAATGTGATCAAGTACGTTGCTCGGTGGAAGGACAAGGGCGGCAAGCAGGATCTGGAAAAGGCACAGGATTACTTGGGGCGACTAATTAAAACACTGGAGGAATAACATGTTTGAATTGGCTTTAGTGTTTATTGTTAGTATTGTGATTATTGCTGTTTTATTTGTTGATTGATTATGTTTATTCCAGATTGGGTTATTGTTGTATTCATTGGGTTGTGGTTTTATTTTTATGGGGGTGAGTAAGTGCCAAAGTTGGTATGGTCTCCCGAACAAAAAAAGATCACCGCAGACAAAGTTTTCAACGAAATGCGGCAAGGCTTGAGCGCGTACAAAGCTTGCGTAAAAGTCGGAGTGCCTCAATCAACCTTGAATCATTGGCTGAATGATGATGCCGAACTAGCGGCAGATTACGCGCGCGCCCGAGAAGAGCTGCACGAGTTTATTGCTGCGGAAATCATTGCAATTGCTGACGCTCCTGTGCCTTCGAACGAGAAAGGCGGGTTCGATCCTGGCGCGATTCAGAAGCAGCGATTACAGGTAGACGCTCGCAAATGGCTCTTGAGCAAACTCGCGCCCAAGAAGTACGGCGACAAGATTGAGGTCTCAGGTGACTCCGATAACCCGCTCAAAATCGAGCGTATCGAGCGCGTTGTGGTTGGCGAAGTGATCGAGCAGCGCGCCTTGTTAAAAAAAGTTGAAGATGATGCTTGACATGTGCGCACATTGTGCGTAATATTCAGTTCAGCAGCACATCACAACAAACAGACAGGAGCCGCAAAATGCAAGTGACAATTGATAAACGAGTTTATGTGATGACTCCGCAGAGCCAAACTCTTGAAAACCTAAAAAATCATCTGATTTCAAAGGGATTTGATGGAGTTGTTTATGATGGAGTGAGCACACCAGTCGGCAAACAAAGAAAAGAATTTCGCGGCTTATTTTTTCGTAGCGCCAAAACTGGCGAGTTTGTCAGCGCAATTTGAGGAGACCACCATGGGCTACCACACATACCACAAGATCGGCAACGCAACGCTTATCGTGACCCACGCTCCGGACGGCGAAGAGGTCGAGTACCAAGTGCAGACCGCTGGCGGCCTGCGGTCTTGCTACTTTGACCAGCGCGCTGACGCCGAAACCTTGGCGAGGGCTTTGTAATGCACTACATAACCGGCATCAACGGCATGCGCTACCGCATCCTTGCTGGGCCGTACAAAAGCGCACAGGCGGCATCAGCAGACATCGAGCGGGCGCAAGAGGCTGCGGCAACGTATCACGATGGGCAATTCGACCGGCTTGAGGTCGAAAACTTGCAAGGCTTCAACGGCCCCGCCGCGCTCAATCTCAGAGGCTTTCAGAGTGCCGGATAGCCCTACCCCTCAACAGGTGCGCGAAACCCGCTCAAAGGCGGGTTTAAGCGCGTCCAAAGCCGCAGCATTGATCTATCGCAGCACTCGCAACTGGCAACAGTGGGAGCTGGGCGAGCGTGCGATGGACCCGGCGCTTTTTGAACTCTTTTGCCTAAAGGTGACGCATGTACGATCCGGCGAGTGATTTGATAGCCCTTAAAAAGTTGTGCAACGAGTTGCAGCGTGAGCTGGCGTATTCACAGGCCGACCGTGAGGCTGTGGCTCGATTGGCGCGAGACGTTGAGTATCTGGCGGGGCGGTTTATCGCTTGGGCGGGGGTTGAGTGATACATCACGGCGACTGTCTTGAGGTGCTGCAAACGCTGCCTGATAACAGCGTGGATGCAGTAGTGACCGACCCGCCTTATGGCCTGTCGTTTATGGGCAAGCGCTGGGACTATGACGTGCCGAGCGTTGAGGTCTGGGCCGAGTGCCTGCGCGTGCTGAAACCGGGCGGGCACCTGCTGGCGTTTGCAGGCACCCGCACGCAGCACCGCATGGCCGTGCGGATTGAGGATGCTGGGTTCGAGATTCGCGACATGATCACGTGGGTGTATGGCAGCGGTTTCCCGAAATCGTTGGATGTGAGCAAGGCGATTGATAAGGCGGCGGGAGCAGAGCGCACAGAAGTTATCGGAATTTCGAGCGTGACAGGGGCGCGCGCCGGGTCGTCGTTTGATGACGGATGCAAGGGTACGAGGCGCACTTTCCAGAACGATAACTGCGTCAAGAACTACATCACATCACCCGCCACCGACGCCGCCCGCCAGTGGCAAGGCTGGGGCACCGCGCTCAAGCCTGCCCTGGAGCCCATCACCGTCGCCCGCAAGCCCCTGACCGGCACGGTGGCGGAGAACGTCCAGACCTACGGCACGGGCGCGCTTAACATCGACGGGTGTCGGGTGGGCGATGAAGTCTTGGCGGCGCAGGTTCGCGGCGTGACGCGCATGGGCACCTTCGAGGGCGCAGACGGTAACGAAACCCCCGAGCGCACTGGCCGCTGGCCCGCCAACCTGATCCACGACGGCAGCGACGAAGTAACGCGCTTAATGACAGGCGGTGAAGCTCGATTCTTTTATACGGCGAAGGCTGGGAAAGAGGATCGGGAAGATGGAAACACTCACCCCACCGTCAAGCCCACCGACCTGATGCGCTACCTATGCCGACTGGTGACGCCACCCGGTGGCGTGGTGCTTGATCCATTCACTGGCAGCGGCAGCACAGGCAAGGCTGCGATTCTGGAAGGTTTCAGATTTATAGGAATCGAGCGTGAGGCGGAATATGTGGAGATTGCCAAGGCTCGTATTGCTGCGGCTCAGGCGATGCCTAAACAGGGGGAATTGTTTTGACCACCCTAAAGATCCAAACCCCGCGCTGGGCGTTGCCCCTGCTCAAGCCTGCGCGGTACAAGGGCGCTTACGGTGGGCGTGGCTCGGGAAAGTCTCATTGCTTTGCCGAAATGCTTATCGAGGCGCACATCATGGATCAGTCGCAATCCTCGGTGTGCGTGCGAGAGATTCAGAAATCGCTGAATCAGTCGGTCAAGCGCCTCATTGAGCACAAGATCAGCACGATGAACGCTGGCGCTTACTTCGAGGTGCAGGACGCCGTCATTAAGTGCAAGCACGGGCCGGGGTTGATCATTTTCCAGGGCATGCAGAATCACACGGCGGACTCGATCAAGTCTCTGGAGGGCTATGACCGGGCGTGGGTAGAAGAGGCGCAGAGCTTAAGTCAGCGCAGCCTTGATTTGCTGCGCCCGACGATTCGCAAACCGGGGTCTGAGCTGTGGTTCACATGGAACCCACACAGCGCCGATGACCCGGTGGATGTGCTACTTCGTGGTGACACGCCCCCGCCGGATGCCGTGGTGATTGCGGTCAATTACGAGGATAATCCGTGGTTTCCAGACGTCTTGCGGGACGAGATGAACTACGACCGCAAGCGTGACCCGGATAAGTGGCAGCACGTATGGCGCGGTGAGTATCTAAAAAACAGCGAGGCGCGTGTTTTCAAAAATTGGGTTGTGGAGGAGTTTGAGCGGCCCGACGGCACCATTTACCGGCTCGGTGCTGACTGGGGTTTCAGCGTCGATCCATCTGTGCTGGTGCGCTGTTCAATCGAGGGAAACCGTCTATACGTCGATTACGAGGCGTACATGATCGGGTGCGAGATTGTGAATCTGCCTGACCTATTTGATCGTGTGCCGGAGTCTCGCAAGTGGTTCATCCGCGCAGACTCAGCGCGGCCTGAAACCATCAATTACATGCAGAAACATGGCTATCCTAAAGTTCAAGCGGCGGCAAAGGGCAAGGGATCGGTGGAGGAAGGCATTGCGTTTTTGCAGTCGCACGACATTGTGGTTCATCCTCGGTGCGTGCATCTTATTGATGAGCTTAATTCCTATTCTTACAAGATAGACCCGCAAACTAATGAGGTTTTGCCTATAATTGAGGACAAAAATAACCATGTAATCGACGCTTTGCGCTATGCTTGCGAGGGCATACGTCGAGCCAAGCCGGTCAAGCGTGAAATTGTCGATGTCAAACAGCGGCCTTTTTACGGGGCCACGGGATGGATGGGGTCCTGAATGCCTCTCAAAAAATCAGCCAGCAAAGCTGCCTTTTCCAAGAACGTAAAGACTGAAATGGCGCATGGCAAGCCGCAAAAGCAGGCAGTGGCGATTGCGTATTCGGTGCAGCGCAAAGCTGCGGCACCCAAAAAGGGCAAGTAATGGCAAAACGTGATGATGAGCTGCTATCTACCGCACGTGACCGCCTGAATCTGGCGATTTCGGCGTATTCGGAAAGTCGCGAGGACGAGCTGGACGATCTGCGATTTTACGCGGGAAGCCCGGACAACCACTGGCAATGGCCAGCCGATGTGCTGGCGACTCGTGGCGCGGTGCAGGGGCAGACTATCAACGCGCGGCCTTGCCTCACCATCAACAAGCTACCGCAACACGTCAAGCAAGTCACCAACGATCAGCGCCAAAATCGTCCGTCCTGCAAGATTATCCCGGTGGATGATGTGGCCGACCCGGAAGTCGCCGAGATTTTCGACGGCATTGTTCGCCACATTGAATACATTTCAGACGCTGACGTTGCCTATGACACCGCTTGCGAAAATC